CGTCATCATACTCTTCGTCATCTTCTTCTTTTTTTGATTTGCTCTCTTCTACTTCTTCCTCGTCCTCATCATCTTCTTCTTCATCTTCTTCTTTTTTTGCTTTACCTTCTGCTTTTGCAGAAGCATTTGATTTTGAATTTTTAGGTTCTTTTTGTTTCTTTGGATTATCTTCTCCATCAGGCTCAGAATCACTTCGACCTTCTTCGTCATCTAAATCAGGCAAACCTAATTCTTTATTAGAACTTTTCGCTTCTTCCATATCAATCTCATCTTCAATTCTTCCATCATCTGTGAGTATTTTTTTTCGTGCCATTGTTGATCTCCTAAATTATTTTATTCGTTATAATATTTATAACATTAAAGATTTTGAAGGAATTTTGTAAAAACTTCCAACTTTTTTTGATCTAATTCTCTCATATTAGCATTTTGTATCATTTTTTTCATTCCAGCAATTTCCTTCTCCTTAATAATTCCATTCTCCCATACCCACTCTTTGCCTTCCATAATTCCATTGACAAATGCCTCTGGAGCTGAAGGGTCAGCAACGATATCTACTGTGGATAAAACAAAGTCTTTCTGTACTTCATTAACACCTTCTCTATTCAGTTTAACACTACCCATCCCTCGGGAAGATACACCAAGCTTGACACCTTCATTGATAAAACTTTTTACAATTCTACCATTTGGAGTATCCATTACCTTGGCTTTACCTATAAAGTTAGAACCATCTTCAGTCAACTCTTTAATTATATGTGAAACCCTATCTAAATTAATAACAGGGCCTGCTGGATGTCCGAGTTCACCAAGAGCTCTTCCCTCTTTAACATATTTATTATTAAAGTTTTTTATTTCTTTTTGCAATACCTCTTTTGGATATACTCTACCATTCTGATTTTTAATATCAGCCTGCATAAAGATACCCTTGATGTATTGCTCTTTACCCTTACCTTCGGTAATATACTCTACATCATGGATATGTTCTGTTATTAGTTTCATTTGTTTTTACCCTTTAGTTTAACAATTTGGTCAGTCAGTTTCATTATCACCTTCCCATTCTGCATCTATTTCATCATAGAATTTTTTCTTATCATCACCTTTTAATTCAGCAGGACTACTTACACCATATTTTTTTAATTTGGTATCAAAGAATTTTTTATAAGCTGCCTTGTCACCTGTTCCACCATCTTTACCTTCATCCTTTGGTGTATCTTGTGATGCTTCCCATTCTTTATGTGACATATCAGAATGAACTTTTTCACAATCATGACTCTCTGTTTTACGACCATCGCCACCAGCACATCTTCGTCTGGTGCCATCTGTTTTAATATATTCCATTACTTTACTAACAACACCTTCTTTATTTATTTCTGGTGATGATGGTACAGTTACTGCTTTAGATCCTGTTCCAGGCAATTCAAATTTAAAACTATTCTTATAATCTTCAATAGCCTTAAATGATTTGTTTCGCAAACTTTTTGCAATTCCTTCTTTTGCTTTAGTAAGTTTTTTACTGAAAATATTTTGTAAAATATTACTTGTCGAATCTGATTTTGCCATTTTTCATCCCCTCTTTCATTACATTTTTAATTGCACAAACTAATAACTTGTCAGTAAGTTTTCCTTCTTTGATTAACTGTTTTATTTGATCATCACTTTTACTAGAAATATCTCGTACACTTTCTTCAATTTCTGTATCTAATATATTTTGAAACAATTTTTGTTTTTTACTTTCTATAAAACTTTGTGTCTTAACTGTTAAAATAGATTTTATAGTTTGATGTGTTTTAGAAGTCATCATCATCCTCATCATCTGTTTCTGTTGGTTGTGCAGCTGCAATTTGTTTATCAATTTCTTTAATTTGTTCTTCTGTCTGTTGAAGTATATTTTTTCTCAAATATTCTACAGAAATATATTTACCAACATACTCTTCAGCCAATCCTACCAACTCCAAACGATCTCTTATCATCTCGGAATTTTTCAACTCCATAAAATGAGAATCCTTGGCCCATATATATCGTATACGATCTTTAATGCCAACCCAATCTTCTTCTTTAATAATACCTTTAAGAATCAATTGAACTTTAAGTAACTCAGTAAATACACCAGAAAATCTATGTCGTAAACGAGCAACAAACTTTCCAAATTTTACTTCATCTCTTGTAATTTCTGAAGCTCTACCAAGATTGAAAGTTGTAGAATCTGCACCTTCAATTCTTGAAATAGGTACATTCAAAGACTTGTACAATTTTTTTCTAAAATATTCAATGTCGTCTGTTTCACCAAGATTTTGTCCACCAGGTAGTGTACTAATTTCAGTACCTCTCCCACCTTCTCGTCTTGGCAACCAAAAATCTTCTAACATTGAAAGATGTTTACGTTGATCCTCTACTTCTCCTGATGCTGCATTATAAGTCATCTTTTGCTTATAACGATTCATTACCTGTTGTAAGTACTGCTCTGCTTTTAACTTGGGAAGATTACCAACGTCAATATAAAATATTCTTCGTTCTGGAGCTCTTGCTAATCTGTATATAACAAGTGCATCTTCAATCATTCTTAACTGATTCCAAGGTTTGATTGCTTTATATAAATAACCAATAACAATTTGTTTTACTGTATCGATTAAACCAGAATGAACATATGAAATCGCATCGGGTGCAACTTGAACAATTCCATTTTGACCACCGATTCCTTGTTGTCCTGAACCACCATTCATAGCATCAGGTGAATAAATATAGTATTCTTGAATATCTTCTACTACTTCAATACCATTCTTTTTACTTTTTTTAACTTCTCTTATTTTTTCAATATTTAAAGGGTCAATAGGAATCAACTCTTTAATACCATCTTTAGGTCTGTCATTATCAATAACAATATGATGATACATCCTTGCATCAACATACCACTTTTTAAATAAATCTGCACCGTTTTGATTAAAATCTAGTAAGTCGAGTATTGTAGAAAACTCAGAATGTATTTTATCTTGAATGGCATCAGTATAATCTAAAGATGATAAATCAAGTGCTAGTACTGCTCTTCCTTCTTCTTGAATAATAGCATCATTGATAATATCTTCTACAGCTCCATCAACTTCTTGTGTAAAACTCATTTCACGATATTTTTGAACTAAAGCCTGTTCATTTTTGGCATCTGCTTCTGTATTCAGATAATGCCCCATGATTCCACCACCATCAACAACGGTAGTTGCACCATCAGTATTCTCTGGTGTTACAAAAGTTTTGCCCTTCTTATCTTTTTTAGACTTTATTTCAAAACCAAATAATTCAATTGCCATATAAAATATCCTCTATCCTTTATTAAAATTCAATAAAACATCGGGGGTGAAAAAATCACCCCCAACAATTCATAATTATTTTGGAAAGTTAACTCCTAAACTACCCAATGCACCTGAAACAGAACCAGAAACACCACTTGATCCAACATTAATATTCCATTCAGTTGAATCTGAACCACCAGATGTGAAATTGCTTCCACCACTTTTAGGTACCCAATAGTTCACAGCAAATGTTACAGCATATTCTTCAACTGCATCATTAGATTCCCATGCAACTTCAATAGCTGCAACTTCTGTAGGAAGAATTTCTAATGCATAAGTTGAAACTGCTGAACCATCTCGTCTAAGTTGTGTAACAGTTCCTTGACCATATATATCAGCATGAGCTGTTGAGTGTTGTACATTAGCACCATGATTTTGTATCTTTGCCATCCATCCTTCAAACGTATGTCTCATAGCCATATCAACATCATTGAATACGGTTACTGTCCAATCTGCATATGTTCGATCTCCTGGAACTTTTAATTGTCTACCAAGAAACGGAACATCAATTGCAGGAACTGAAGAAGCCGGTAAAGAAGTTCCTTTACAATGAAAAGTAAATTCACGAGATAAATTACCAACTGCACCCGGTATTGTTATATTACAAGCAAACAGATTTGGTCTTACACCACCTCTGAATTTACTACTAAAATCTGATATTGTTGCCATGTTATTACTCCTTTAAGATTTGTAAGTATTTATAAGATTACCCACCGATTTCTGAGAAAGAAACATCAGTTCGTGCGGCAATAAAGTTTAACTGGATGTAGTTGATAGAACGTGCTGGTTTGATATAAATATCACCAACAAAATTATTCGTATCAATAACTTGACCAGTATTATTAGAACTATCACAAACTACCTTAAAGTCAGTAATACCACGCCTTCCTTGTACATCTCGTAAAAATGGTGAAACCATATTTACAAACTGTGCTCTTGTAAATTCATCATTGAACTCAAACAACATAGATTTTGCAGCTATTGAGATTGCTTTCTCAAGAACAATAAATAATCTTCGTACATTGATTCTATCAAATGCACTTGGAACTACTTGCATTGTTTTGTCACCCCAAAGAACTACACCTGCACCTGTCATGGTGATAGTTGGATTGATACTTATCGGATACATTGTATCACGATTTGCTTTAGTAGCTTCCCAAGAAAGTTTAACAATATTCTTGATAGTACCACGATTCAAACCAGCAGGTGACCACCATGCATCATTAGTATAATCTGTTCTAGCACATAGACCAGCAATATCACCATTCATCGGAACATACATAAACACATCTCGATATCGGTCATATTGATATTTCCAAGCACTATCCATTACTGCATAACTTGAAGAACCAAGAGCAGTATTGTCTGTGGTAAGTGCTGCGACTTCTCCACCAGAATTATTAACAACAGAAGCTTGTAATGGTGATACAAATGCCATACAATCTTTTCGTACAGAAGCTATATTATCAATAATCCAACGACCTGTTGTAGTTGAAGATGATCCACCCAATATTAATGTTATATCAATAACTTCAGGTGTTGTATACAATGCATAACTTGCTTGAAGTAATGCATCTGTTTGTGCATCATCAGAAACACCAAGAGTCAAAGAACCACCTATAATTGCTTCGGCAGCAGTTGCACTATTAAAAGTTTTAAAAGTTGCACTAGCTTTTGGTTGCCCAGCATTCGTACCTGCACCAGTTGAATTTTCAGTAAACTTAGTTACCAAACCAACATATGCATATTTAGATTCATTACGCATAACATTTACAACATAATTAGTTGCACCATCAATTTTCTTTCCGTCAGATGCTTTACTTACGAAAGCATGTTTCTCCAAAATATATCCTGGAGTTCCTGTCCACAATCCATCCTCATCAATAACAAGAATATGCATCTCGTCATTAGCACCACCAGCATTTCCAACATCTGTGGATGTAC